TGATGTTAGGCAGGTAGTAAGGAAAAGAACTTGGACTTCTGGTACAATTTATGATATGTATCGGAGTGATTATAGTAGTTCTAATAGAGCAAAAATCTCTGGAGCAACTAATTTATATTCTGCTTCATTTTATGTTTTAAATAGTGACTTTAGGATATATGAGTGTTTACAGAATGGTACTGATCCAGATAATCCTAATGGCAAACCATCTTTGGATGAACCTACTTTTACTGATTTAGAACCTCGTACTGCAGGTAGTAGTGGTGATGGTTATATTTGGAAGTATCTTTATACAATTAAACCATCTGATATTGTAAAATTTGAATCAACTGATTTCTTACCAGTTCCTAAAGATTGGGAAACTTCTATTGATACTTCTTCTGTTAGAAATAATGCAGTTAATGGTTCTCTCAAAATTGTAACTGTTACAAATAGAGGAACGGCTATTGGTAATACTGCAACATCATACACTAATGTTCCTATTAAAGGGAATGGTAGTGGTGCTAAATGCACTGTTGTTGTAAACAATGAATATAAAATTGATTCTGTTACCGTAACTACTCAAGGATCTGGTTATACCTATGGTTCTGTTGATTTAGTAGCAGGTGGGGTTCCAACAGGAACGGAAATTCCTAGATTTGATGTTATCATCCCACCAGAAGGTGGCCATGGTGCAGACATTTATAGGGAGCTTGGTGCATATAATGTACTTTTATATTCTAGAATTGAAAATGACACAGAAAATCCAGACTTTATTACTGGAAACCAAATCGCAAGAGTTGGTCTGGTTGAGAATCCAAGAGTAACTGCGAATACATTATTAACTTCGGATAAAGCAAGTGCTGTACCAGCTTTAAGACTTACTGGTGTTGGTTATAGTTCTGCTAATTTCACTGCAGATACTCTCATAAGACAAACTATTGGAACAGGTAAAACTGCAGTTGGTAAAGTAATTAGTTATGATTCTAATACTGGTGTTTTAAAGTATTGGCAGGATAAATCACTTGCTGGATTTACTACTGTAGGTGCTGCAATTACAAACCCTACATATGGGTATGAATTGCTTCAATTTACAAGTACTCCCTCTGGTGTTGGTAATTTAACTATTGTTCCAGATTCAGGAACAAACTCGAATTTAGGTATTGATACTGTGTTTAGCGGTATATCGACTGTAATAAATAATAGGACATATAACCTTGGTCAATCTTTCGTGAGTGGGATTGCTGGTCCTGAGTCCAAAAAGTATTCAGGAAACATAATATATGTCGATAATCGACCTTCAATAACTAGGTCGGTGAATCAAAAAGAAGATATCAAGATCATTTTGCAGTTCTAAGAAATCATGCCACAGCAAACTAATTTAAATGTAGCCCCATATTTCGACGACTTTGATTCAGCAAATGATTTTCATAAGGTGCTGTTCAAACCTGGATATCCTGTTCAGGCTAGAGAGTTAAGTACATTACAATCTATATTACAAAATCAAGTTGAAAAGTTTGGTCAACACTTTTTCAAAGAAGGGGCAAGAGTAATACCTGGAAATATTTCATATAATAGTGAATATTTTGCAGTACAATTAAGTAACACTTATCAAGGAGTTCCTGTATCTGCATATATTGAGCAATTAGTTGGATTAAAAATTACAGGTGCAAGATCTGGAGTTACTGCTGTTGTTGATCAGGTTTTATTTTCAGAGAATTCTGAACGAGGAAATTTAACTCTTTATGTAAATTATCTTTCATCAAATATACAAGATAATTCAACACAAACATTTTTAAGTGGAGAAGATATTTATTGTAGTAAAACTATTGTATCTGGATTATTAGCAAATTCTTCAATAAATGCAGGTAGTCCATTAGCTACTACTGTTGCTAATGCAGCAACGGCAACAGGATCATCATTTTCTGTTCAGGATGGTGTATATTTTATTAGGGGTAATTTTGTAAATGTTTCAGCTGAAACTTTACTTCTCGATCAATATGATACTAACCCAAGTTATAGAGTTGGATTCTTTGTAAATGAGCAAATTATTAATGCTGATATGAATGAAACCCTGAATGATAATTCTCAGGGATTTAATAATTACTCAGCACCAGGTGCTGATAGATTGAAGATATCTGTAAATCTTTTTAAGAAAACACTTTCTGATTTAAATGATGATAATTTTGTAGAACTTGCAGTAATTGAAAATGGTATTTTAAAATCAAAAACAAAGAGTGGAAGTAGTAGTGGATCTATTTTTGCAAAAGATTTAAATGATTCATTAGCAAAAAGAACATATGAAACATTTGGAGATTATCTAGTAAGAGCATTTGATGTATCAGTATTAGAATCATTAAATAATAATCAAGGAAATAATGGCGTATTTAATGCTGGTCAAGTAACTCCTGGTGGAGTAACAGCATCAGATAATGATATGCTTTATAAGGTTGGTCCAGGCAAATCTTATGTTAAAGGATATGCTGTAGAAACATTAGGAGCGACACTTATAGATTCTCCAAAAACAAGAACTACAAAAACATTAAAAGAGCAGGCTTTAACATATAATACTGGATCTACATTATCTGTAAATCGTGTTTATGGTTCTGCACAAATTGGGGTTGGTAATACTTATGTTGTTAGTTTAAGAGATACTAGAGTTGGTGCTAATGGTTATGATGTGCCAGGTAAAGAAGTTGGAATGGCTAGAGTATATGATTTTAGATTAGAATCGGGATCATATAATGCATCAAATGCAAATGTAAATCAGTGGGATTTGGCGTTATATGATATTCAAACAACATCAGAAATTACCATTAATGAACCAGTAACCTTACCAATTCCAACTTATATTAAGGGTTCTCAAACTGGAGCAACTGCTTTCCTTAAAGATGCAGTAACTGCTGGTGTTGCACTTACTGTCTATGAAAGGCAAGGAGAATTTAATGCTAATGAGCCATTAATATTCAATGGGGACGCAAATGGTAGAATTGCTATTGCAATTACAAATCATAGCGTTTCTGATGTAAAATCATTATATGCCACAGATAATGGTTTAGTTGGTATTAATACTTTTAGTGCTGATATTATTCCTACACTGAAAGCACCTATTGGTATAGCATCTGTTACTTCAGTATCTGCAAATATTAGTACTGTAACTAGTACAAATAAACTATTTCCTGGTGTTATAGAAGTTGGTAATTTAATTCAATTTAGTAATCTAGCAAACTCTGATGATCCTACTCTTGCAAAAGTAGTTACTGTTGGATCAGGTCTTATCACTATTCAAGGTGTAGAAACTGTACCTGGCATATGTAATGGTGTTTTACCATCTACCAACATTAATGTTAGTGATTTAATTGTACAATCTTCAGACGTACAAACATCTAGTGATGATACATTATTTACATGGTTACCAAAGCATAATGTAGCTACTGTAGATTTGACAAATGCTTCAATTACAATAAGGAAAGTATATACTGTTAATATAGCAGATAATCAGTTAGATGGTGGAAGTCTTCCTACTGCAGGTGAAAATGAAACCTTTTTACCATTCGATGAGGAAAGATATTCATTAACAAGATCCAATGGTGCTACAGAAATACTAACTTCTGATAAAGTTCAGTTTGTATCGGGTAGTGGTGGAAGATCATTGATAATTTATGGTTTAGGAGCAAATGATACTGGTGCTACTTTAACAGCAACTTTAACTAAGGATAAGCCAAAAGCTAAAGCAAAAATAAGAAATAGAGTACAATCTATTATTATTAATAAGTCTAAAATTGATGGATCGGGTATTGGTGCAACTACATTAAATAATGGATTAGAATATGGTAATTATCCTTTTGGTACAAGAGTTGAAGATAGTTTAATTTCACTCAACACACCAGATATTATTACTGTTCATAGTATATTTGAGTCATCAGACACTCAGGATCCTTCTGCCCCTAAACTAATATTATCCTCCATATTGAGTGCATCTACAACAACTGAAGAGTATGTTGTTGGGGAATTATTAACAGGACAATCAAGTGGTGCAGCTGCTATAGTTGCAGAAAAACTATCTAGCAATCAAATTTCTGTTCTCTATAAGAATGATAATGTCTTTAAGGAAGGAGAATCTATATTATCTTCTGAGTCTAAATTTACTGCAACTATTACTACTTTAAATTCACCTAGTTTCGATATAACTAAGAGTTATTCTTATGATAATGGACAAGAAGCAACCATTTATAATTATGGTGCAATTGAGAAGAACCCAGAGGCAGATACTCCGACTAAGAAAGTAATTGTTTATTTTGCTAGTGGTTCTTATGATCCAACAGATACAGGAGATATTACTACTGTTGAATCATATGATACCTACAATTATGGTAATGAAATCCCAAGTTTTGATGGAATGAGTAATTCTGATATTATTGATATTAGACCAAGAGTACAAGATTATTCAGTGGAAGTAGATACAAGATCTCCATTTGAATTTTTGGGTAGAACATTTTCAACTACATCAAATTCTGCTGCAAATGTATTAGCATCTGATGAGACTATCAAGACTACATTTTCTTATTATCAAGGAAGAAAGGATAGAATTTTTATCAATAAAGAATCTAACCTTCAAGTTAAATATGGAGCACCTTCAGATAACCCTGATCTTCCAGAAGCTGTTGATGATGCTTTAGAAATTTGTCAATTAACACTTCCTCCATACATTTATGATGTAAAAGATGTTTCAATTGAATATTTGAAGTATAAGAAATTTAAGATGAGTGATCTTAAAGATCTTGAAAATAGAGTTAAGAGTTTAGAATATTATACAACTTTATCGATGTTAGAAACTGCAACTTCTAACTTATTTGTTCCTGATCAAGATGGATTTAATAGATTTAAGTCAGGATTCTTTGTAGATAATTTTACATCACTTGGAGCACAAGAAACTGCATTTGCCAATTCTCTGGCCAATAGTATTGATTTGAATCAACAAACATTGCGTCCAAAACATTACACTACATCATTAAGTCTTATTCCTGGACCTGTTGTTAATGTAGATACTACTGCAGATGCTGCATTCTCTTTGATAGAAGGTGTTAATGTAAGAAGAACTGGCGATCTTGTTAGTTTGGATTATGCAGAGGTAGAATATTTAAAACAATCTTTTGGAACTAGAAGTGAAAGTGTAACTCCATTTATGATAAGTTTCTGGCAAGGAACTGTTGAAATGACTCCAGCAACAGACGACTGGGTTGATACTGTAAGACTCGAAGCTAGAGTTATTGAGAATGAAGGTAATTTTGCTTCTGTTCTTGCGGATGCAAGAGCTAACCTTGGATTTAGTCAAGATGGATTTGCAGGAACTGTATGGAATTCATGGCAAACTAACTGGCGTGGAGAGACAAGTGTAGTTAATAGACAAACCGCTAGAACTAATGTCGTTACACACTCCCATGATGGTGGTCAAAGTGGATGGAGACGAACAGATAGAATCTTTGAGATGACAAGAAATACTATTCAGTCGGGAACTACTCAAAGATCAGGAACAAGACGTGCAGTTATTGAGCAATTTGATAGAGAATCTTTAGGTGATAGAGTTGTTAGTAGAGATATTGTTCTATTCTTAAGATCTAGAAATATTCAATTTATTGCTAAAAGAGTTAAACCATTAACACAGATATATGCATTCTTTGATGGTCAGGATGTAACTAAGTATATTGTTCCAAAACTATTGGAAATTCAAATGACTTCGGGTACATTCCAAGTTGGTGAATCAGTGGTTGCTACTCAGAATGGAACTGGATTGGGTGATGTACAAGCACCTAATACATCTGCTGGAGCAATCTTTAGAGTTGCACAACCAAATCATAAAGGTGGTGCGTACAATATTCCTACATCAACATTCTCTGATAATCCTTATACTTATAGGTCTATCCCATCAAGTTACTCTGCATCATCTACCTTATTGAACATAGATATTCGTTCAATGGCAGATGAGGCTCAAGGAGATTATTATGGTTGGGTAGAAACAGGTATGGTTCTAGTTGGACAAACAAGTGGAGCACAAGCAACAATTACTAATCATAGATTAGTTTCAGATACTTCTGCTACATTGATTGGAAGTTTCTTTGTTCCAAATCCTAACTCAAATACACATCCAAGATTTGAAACTGGTAAGAGGGTATTAAGACTAACTAATGATCCAGATAATAATGTTGACAAAGCAACAACAACAGCAGAAGAAACATTTGAATCTAGTGGTATTCTTGAAACTATTCAAGAAGACATTGTTTCTACAAGAAATGCAAGAATCGAAACTCAAACAGTAGTAGAGGCGAGAGGAGTAGAAAGAATATTAAACACTGAGATTATACCTGGGACACAAAGAACAGTTACAGGGGCTAATAGTAGTTTTGATAATAGACCTAGACGTTGGGGTGATCCACTTGCACAAACAGTTCAGATTGAAGATCCTGCAGGTGTATTCTTAACAAGAGTTGATCTCTTCTTTAGAAGTAGAGATGATATGGGTATTCCTTTCATATTCCAAATAAGAACAACAGAAAATGGATCTCCTGTTTCTACTATTATACCAAACTCTGAGGTAACATTAAGTCCATCAGAAATTAATTTATCTGCAGACGGATCCGTTGCAACACCAATACAATTCGAGTCTCCTGTATACCTTGAAGGTGGTAATAAGGAATATGCATTAACACTTCTTTCAAGTTCAACTAAGTATTCGGTTTATATTTCTAGAGTTGGAGAAAATGATTTAATTACTGAAGCATTTGTATCTCAACAACCCTATCTAGGATCATTATTTAAATCACAAAACGCATCTATATGGGAACCAAGTCAGTGGGAAGATCTTAAATTCACTCTTTACAGAGCCGATTTCTTAACTAGTGGATCATTTGATCTTTATAATGCAGATCTTAAGACAGGAAATAATCAGATACCATATTTAAATCCAAATTCCTTAGTTGTTAACTCTAGACAATTGAGAGTCGGATTGGGTACAACAGTAGCAGATCCTTTAATTAAAGTTGGTAATACTGTTACTCAAGATAACACAGGTGCAACAGGTAATCTTATTTCTACTGCAGGAATTGCAACAGGTGCATTGTCTATATCAAGACCAGGAATAGGATTTACTCCTGCAAGTGGTCATTATCAATATAATGGAGTTACTTTAACTACTCTTACTGGTAATGGTACTGGAGCTAAAGCAAATATTACTATAGCAAATGGAGTTGCACTTGGTGCTACATTCTCCGTAGGTGGTCATGGATATCAAGTTGGCGATGTCTTAGGTATAAGCAGTATTGGTAATAATAATCTAGGACTTAATGCTAGATTATCTGTCGTAACTATTGGAGATGTTAATGAACTTATCTTAGATAATGTTCAAGGTGATTATAAGGTTGGTGCAGCAAATACCGTATTCTTTACAAATAGTGCTGGAGTATCAACCGCATTAAATTGGGTAAATGGTGGAGATGTTCAAGTAGATGAAATTACAACTGTCAGTGATGGAGTTCATATTAAGGTGAACCATAATAATCATGGTATGTATTTTGCTGATAATAAAGTAAGAATATTTGGTGTTAAGTCAGATATTAAACCCACAAAACTAACTTCTGAATACAAATCAGATTCCGTTGGTTCACTATCAGTAGAAGATGCAAGTAAATTCTCTATATTTGAAAATGTAGGAGTTGGTACAACTAATACTGGATTCCTACAAATAGGTGATGAGGTTATTGAATACACTGGTGTTAGTGGTAATACTATTGGTGGTAATATTACTAGAGCTGTTGATAAAGTTACTTCAATTGGATCTAGTACTCTTACAGGAATCAGAAATTATCCTGTAGGAACACCAGTTTATAAGTATGAATTGAGTGACGTTAACTTATTGAGAATCAATAAAACTCATGATCTAGTAACAACAACTGCTACTGGAAAGGGTGAGGCTATTGGTTTTGATCATTATAATATCAAAGTTGATATGTCTACTACATTTAATGATAATAATACAAGTAGGGCAGTTGGTACATCATTCCCTAAATTATATTTGAATAATACTAAATCTACTGGTGGTAATGGTATTCAAGCATCCCAGAATATTTCATATGAGTTAATATCTCCTTCAATTCAGACATTATCTGTTCCTGGTACTACTATGACAGGAGAAATTAGAACAGTAACAAGTCAGAGTATGGATGGTGCTGAATTGCCTTATGTTGATAATGGATTTGAAACTGTTACCTTGAATGATAATAACTGGCTTGATAGTCCAAGATTGATTGCATCAAATGTAAATGCAGAAAATAAGTTATCAGCAATGCCTGGTAATAAATCTGTTAACTTAAAACTAACTTTAGGATCATCAGATTCTAAACTAAGTCCAATAATCGATCTACAAAGATCTTCTCTTATATTGTCATCAAACCGTGTTAATAATGTAATCACTGATTTTGCAACGGATCCAAGAGTTAATGAAATAGGTGTAGATCCTACTGCTTTCCGTTATATATCTAAGGAAGTTGAATTGGTTAATCCAGCAACATCTATAAGACTTATGTTGGAAGGTCATTTAACTCCTAGAAATGATATTAGAGCATTCTATGCAATTAGTGATAAGGAAAACTTTAATCCAATATTTGTACCATTTCCTGGATATTCTAATTTAGATCAAGATGGTCAAGTTATTGATCCTTCTAAGAATAATGGTCAGTCTGATTCATTTGTTACTCCAACAAATGAAGAATCATTTAATACAAATAATTTGGAATTTAATCCCTATGAATTTACTGTTGATAATCTTCCATCATTCAAATCATATAGGATTAAAATAGTTGCGACTTCTACAAGTCAAGTTTATGTTCCTCAAATAAAAGGTTTGAGAGTTATTGCATTAGCATAATATGGAATTACAACAAGTAAAGAACCAATCTGATTTGGCTCGTAATACTGAATCAAATTCAATTGTAAATACAGATACAAAAGAATTTAATAAGTATATAATGAGAAAAAAGGTAAGGACTAAAGGTAATGATAGGGTGGAAGTGATGGAAAATGATCTATCACGTTTAAAAGGTGAAATTAATGAAATCAAAAATCTACTTAAGGAACTGGTAAATGGCAAGTAAAAATATTACATTTGATCCAACTTCAGGAGTCCCTTATGCGGCTAACCTGACAATTCAGGGTGGTGCTAATTTTGAAACAACATTTAACGTAGTAAACACTTCAAATACACCATATCCATTTACAACTGCATGGTCTGCATCTTCTCAGATTGCAAAAAGTGTTGCAGTTGGTGCGACTTTGGGTGCATCTGCAACTTTTACTGCAGGAATTACTACATCGGCAACTTTAAGTACAGTGAAAATTTCTTTAGGATCTGCTGCTACTAGAACATTAAGTGAAGGTAGATATGTTTATAATGTTTTAGTGGGGTCTGGAACAACGATATATAACATAGTAAATGGTAATATTATGGTTTATGCAGGTGTATCGTCTGCACCCTAAATACTGTTAAGGAGTAGACGCAAATGGCAAAACCCGCAAGTAGATCAGACTTAATAAACTATTGCAAGAGGCAATTGGGTGCTCCTGTGTTGGAGATCAATGTAGCCGATGAGCAAATAGATGATTTAGTAGATGACGCTCTTCAGATCTTTCATGAGCGACATTTTGATGGTGTAACAAAGGATTATGTAAAATATAAAATAACTGAAGATGATATTAATAGAGGAAGAGGATTAACTGATACTGAAGTTAGTGGAATAACTACAACTACAGTAACAGAAACGGTTGGTGTAACTACAGAATTTAAATTTGAAGAGAATAGTAATTATCTACCATTACCTCCAGATATTATTGGAGTAGAAAAGATTTTCCATTTTGATGGATCTGCTACATCTACCAATAATATGTTTAGTGTAAAGTATCAATTGTTCTTGAATGATATCTATTATTATGGTGCTACTCAATTGATGAATTATGCTATGGTAAGGTCTTATTTGTCTGATATTGATTTCTTATTAACAACCCAGAAGCAATTTAGATTTAATCAGCGTCAAGATAGACTTTATATTGATATTGATTGGGGTGGTGTTACAGAAGGTGATTATATGATATTTGATGTTTATAAAGCTATAAATCCAAATGATTTTACTGGAGTGTGGAATGATTCATTCTTAAAACGATATGTGACCCAATTAGTAAAACGTCAATGGGGCCAAAACTTAATTAAATTTAATGGAGTTAAACTTCCTGGTGGTGTTGAATTAAATGGACGGCAAATGTATGATGATGCAGAAAAAGAACTTGAAATAATCAGAGAGCAAATGTCCAATACTTATGAAGTACCACCACTTGATATGATAGGTTAATATCATGGCACTTAATCCATATTTTCAACAAGGTGCAAGATCTGAACAAAATTTAGTTCAGGATTTAATCAACGAACAGTTGAGGATGTATGGTGTTGAGGTGCATTATATGCCTCGTAAGTATATAAAAGAAAATACTGTAATAAGAGAAGTAGTTCAATCTAAATTTGATGATGCATATCCCCTTGAGGCATATGTTGATACTTATGATGGTTATGGAGAGAATCCAGTTCTTCTAACCAAATTTGGTATAGAAGCAACAAATGAAATAACTCTTACTATTTCTAGAGAGAGATGGGAGACTTACATCGAACCATTGATGAAGAATGAAGATGATGTAAAATTAACAACTAGACCAAAGGAAGGTGACCTAATATATTTCCCATTAGGGGATAGATTATTTGAGATTAAGTTTGTAGAGCATGAAAAGCCTTTCTATCAATTACAAAAGAATTATGTTTATGAATTGAGATGTGAACTCTTCCGTTACGAAGATGAGGTTATTGATACTGGTGTTGAAGAAATTGATAATGAATTGGTTGGAGATAATGTTGATGGAACATCTGAAGATGGAATACCAACAATATTAGGTCCTACTCAGACATTTACATTGGTAGGTGCTGCGTCAACTGCTGCTGCATACACTGGAATAGTGCCTACTGGCGGTCTTAATTACTTTAGTATATCAAATAGGGGTGGTGGATATATTACACCCCCCACAATCGGTTTATCGTCAGCACCTTCTGGAGGAACGACTGGTATTGCAACTGCTGTTTTGATTGCTGGCATTCAGTATTGTAACTTAAATATAAGTTTGAATCAAAAATCAGTACAGTCAATAGAAATTGCAAATCCAGGTGCAGGATATACTGTTGCTCCAGGTGTAGCATTCACTAGTGACACGGGTGTTGGTGCTGCAGCAACTGCATATATTGCGGATGGAACATTAGGTATTGTAACTGTTACAAGTGCTGGTGGTGGATTCGTAACTGCACCTACAGTTACATTTGCAGGTCCAACAGGAGTTGGAACGACTGCTGTTGCGGTTGCTGTTCTTAATGCAGCTGGTTCTGTTACTGATGTTAGGTTTACTAATACTGGTGCTGGTTATACTGCTGGTGATCTTCCACTCACTGCAACATTCTCTACTCCATCAACAGGATCGCAAGGAGATTATAGATTCAATGAAACAGTAACTGGTGCTATAAGTGGTGCAACTGGTAAAGTAAGGACATGGGATTCTGTCTCAAATATTTTAGAAGTATCTTCAATATCAGGAACCTTCTCAATTGGAGAGAATATAACTGGTTCTATATCAGGTGCAGTTCATGCTTTAAGACTAGTTAATACAGATCCAACTGACGATGGATTTGCAGATAATATTAATATAGAAACAGAAGCAGATAGCATATTAGACTTTACTGAGCAGAACCCATTTGGAATGCCCTAAATAAGATACCAGGACTATAACAATGTTTGAATATTTTTATAACGAGATTCTGAGAAGAACTATTATTTCTTTTGGTACTTTGTTTAATGGTATAACCGTTAAGCAAGATGATTCCACGATCAAAGTACCATTGGCATATGGCCCTACCCAAAAGTTTTTGGCAAGATTAGAGCAGTCACCCGATTTAAATAAGGCTACTGCAATAACTCTACCAAGGATGTCTTTTGAGTTTACTGGACTTACATATGATCCTGCAAGAAAAGTAACTACTACTCAACAATTTACTGTAAAAGATCCTGATACTGGAAAAGATTCAAAGAAAGCATATCTACCTGTTCCTTATAATATGCAATTTGAACTTGCTATCATGTGTAAGTTAAATGATGATGCACTTCAGATTACAGAGCAAATATTACCATATTTCCAACCTGCATATAATGTAACTGTTAATTTAGTTTCTTCAATTAAAGAGAAAAGAGATATTCCTATTGTATTGGAAAATATTACAATGCAAGATGATTATGAAGGAGATTTTACTCAGAGAAGAGTTCTTCTTTATACACTA